AATAGAAGGTGACGATTGGGGTAAAGCTTTATATATTATAATTTACACTTATGATAAGAAAACAGGCACTATTAAATCTAGTAAATGTACAGAAAATGCGTATATGTGGAAGGATATAGACACAGGATTAAACTTTTATCCAGTATCATTGTTTAGATGGGAGAAGCAGAAGAACCAATATCATGGAAGAGGATTAGCAACTGGAATGATACCTAATCAGATATTTATAAATAAAATGTTTGCTATGGTTATGTATCACTTAATGATGTCAGCATTTCCAAAGGTTGTTTATGATAAGGACAAAGTTGGTGGTTGGGATAATGCAATAGCTGGTTCAATAGGTATAAAGAATATGAATCCCGGTGATAGTGTCCGTAATGTAGCAGCTTATATGGAGCCGGGTAATATGAGTAATCAAATAACTAATGTAATAGATATGGCTATTAAATACACTAAAGAAACACTAGGTATTAATGATGCAATACTAGGTGATGTTAATCCCGAACAAGCCAGTGGAGCAGCTATAGCAACGAGTGTAAAACAATCCTCAATACCTCTTGAAAATCCAAAAGCAAATGTTTATGAATGGATAGAGGACATAGGGAAAATACTTGTTGATATGATGGGTACGTACTATGGGGAAAGACCTATAGTAGTTAACAGGCAAGGGCAAAAAATTATAGAAAACTTTGATTTTAGTATATTTAAAAATCTATGGTTATCAATTAATTGTGATGTAGGTGCTTCTACTTACTGGAGCGAAATAGCACAGGTTAATATGTTAAATCAATTACTAAATATGAAAGATCCTTTATTTGATATGGTGGAGTATTTAGATGCTTTGCCGGAAGAATATAGAAGTCAAGAATTAGTCGATAAGTTAAAGAATAAGCAGCAAATGTTACAGCAACAAGCTATGGAACAACAACAAATGCAGATGCAACAACAGAGTATGCAGCAAGAACAGATACAAGGACAGCAAGCAGAACAACAAGGGCAAGCTCAACAAGCTAAAGAACAGGAATATGAGCGATTAGCAGATTTCTTAGAGAACTTACCTAGAGAGGTACAATCAAAGATTATGAGATTACCTCCGGAGCAGCAAGAAGCTACATTAAAACAGTTAATGAAACAAGATATAAGTAATTCAATGAAAGCACCTAAATAATAGGTGTTATTTTTATGCCCTTAGCATGGCTTTAAACTGCTAATATATAGGACTGCAAAACTATGTGGCTTATAGGGATTTCGTCCACCACAAACAAGCTAAGGAGAGTTGAATATATGGAAAATGAAGATTATCAAGATTTTATAATAGCTGATAATGACGTAGTTGAAGAAACTACCGAGGAAGTCGCTAACCCTCAAATAGATGCTACAGAAGAAGTTGAAACCACTACAGAGAATACTATAGATTCCACTGGAGAGGTTGAAACTGAAAAAGCAAAAGAAATTACAGAAACACAAAGAGTATCGCAAAGGATTAATGAAGCTAGGCAACAAGCTAAAGATGAATTTATTGCTTCACAGGGTTATGAATGGAATGGCAAGCCAATAACTACAGAAGCACAATATAATCAAGCTATGGCAGAACAGGCAGAGAACCAAAGACGAGCAGAACTAGAGGAAAAGGGAATTGATCCTAAGTACCTTGATGATGCAGTTGAAAATAATCCTACTGTAAAGCAAGCTAAGGAATTATTAGCACAACAAGCACAAGAAAGAGCAAGGCAACAGAATTTCAATGATTTCATGGCAGAATATCCAAATGTTAAAGCAGAACAAATAAGCAAGGAAACTTGGGAGTTGGTTAATCAAGGTAAAAGCCTAGTGGATGCATACGCAAGGCAAGAAGCTAAAGAGTTAAAAGAAAAATTAAAAGTATATTCTCAAAATGATGCCAATAAGAAAAAAGCTCCAATATCAAAAGGAATAGCAATACATGGTAGTGATGAAGTCGCTAGTGAAGATGATTTTATGGAAGGCTTCAACTCTATACACTAATTAAAAGGTGGTTTTATAAATGCCAGTAAATTATGCAGCAAAGTATGATAGTAAGATAGTAGAGAGATTTAAATTAAAATCTCTAACAGAATCAGCAGTAAATAGAGATTATGAGTGGAGTGGAGTAGATACAGTTAATGTATACACAGTACCAACTACCGCACTTGTAGATTATACTATATCCGGTTTATCTAGATATGGCACACCTACAGAACAAAGCACAACTATTCAAACTATGAAAGTTATGAAAGATAGATCATATGCAATCACAATAGATAAAAAGACTATTCAAGATACACCTCTTGCAAAACTTGCGGGGAAAACACTTGCAATACAAACAGATGAAGTAATAATTCCAGAGGTTGATATTTATAGATTAGCATTAATGAGTGCAACTGCAATTACTAATTCAGCAACAGCTACAGTAGCAATTACTAAAACAAATGCTTATGAGAATTTCTTAAAAGCACAGGAATGGTTTGGTAACAAAAAGATACCTTTAAACGGTAAAATTTGTTTCTGTACCTATGCTTTTTATTCATTCATTAAACTTGATCCATCATTTATGTTAGCATCTGAAATAGCAATGGAAAAAAGAGTTAATGGGCAAATGGGTGAAGTAGATGGTGTTAAAATAGTTCCAGTTCCAGGTTCTTATATGCCAGCAGACGTAGCATTTATAATTGCACATCCATCCGCTACAGTATCTGTTAAAAAGTTAGAAGATTACAAAACTCACGATAATCCACCTGGAATAAATGGTGCATTATTAGAGGGTAGAGTAAGATATGATGCATTTGTACTTGATACTAAAAAAGATGCGTTATATGCACATAAAATAGTATAGGAGTGATTTAATTGAAATTTGTTAAAACAGTAGAGGATAAAGAAATAGTTATCGAGTGTGATAATGAAAATCTTTACTCTTTATATTTAAGAGAAGGATTTAAAGAGGTTAAGGACATTAAAGACAAGAAAAAACTAGATAAATAACTAAAAAGGGGAGAGTAATTCTCCCTTATTTTTTTGATTCTTGAAAGGCGGTGAAGTAAATGCCGACAGCACAAAACATATATAAAAAAGCTTTAGCCCTAATTGATGAATTACTTCCTTCGGGTGCTATAGATATAGGAAAAACCGAGGATTATGCTGGCAAAGCCCCTATGATTATAGATATGCTTCAAAAGGAATTAATGAAAAATGGCGATTTATATAAAATCTACGAAATAGCTTGTAGCCCTATACCTAATATGTTAGGGAATACTACTGGATTTGATATACAAGAGTTTAAAGGCGAGGATTTACTCTTTGAATGTACTAATGATAAATATGGCGGAGTAAAAGGATATCATTTTGAAATAGATAAACCATGTACTGTACATATAGAGGACTATAATGGAACATGGAACACTTTAGTTACTGTTATAGCTTCTCCTACAGTAAGTGGATTTACACCATACAAAGGTATTGTTACACCTACAATTGGTGCTACAAGGTCACGTATGAGAGTAACAGGCACATATTATGCAAGAATAATTAATAGAGCATTATTTAATTATCCAGTTGAAGTTGCCCCCGACTATATGCCATGGATAAAAGTAGACCTTCCTACAGATGTAAAGTTAATAGATCAAGTTATAACAGAATATCCCGATAGGCAATACTCTAAAGATGCTAATCATAAAATAGAGTGGGAAGGAAATAGACAATCTCTGTATCTTAACTATTATTATATAGGCAAGGTTAGAGTGCAATATAAGCCTATTCCAACAGAAATAACAAGTCTAAATGATAACCTTCAAATAGATGATATAACAAGCCAAATAATAGCCTATGGACTTGCTATGTATTTTATGGCAGCAGAGCAAAACGAATTTTTAACTCAATTATTTAGGGATAAATTCAATATACTAAAGGCTGAAACTTTTACTCGTCAACCAGCAACTATAGAACAAATAACAGATGTTTATTCGTCTATGGGATGGTGATTTTGTGGCCACAGTATTAATAGATAAATTCTTAGGCTTACACCTAGACAGTACAGGAGATACCAACTTACTTCCTGGAGAACTTGCGGAATGTACTAATATTAGAATAACAGAAAACTACAATGCTAGAAAGAGAGAAGGTTATACTAGTCTATTTGACACTCTAGGTGCTAATATACAAGGCTTATGGTATGGCAAGATAAATAATACTAATCGCTTCTTATTTGCTTGTAATGGACACATATACGAGCATAATTTAGTGCTAGGAACTAACACAGATTTAGGAACTCTTACAAATGCTAAGACGTTCTTTTTTTCGTTTAATGATAATGTTTATATTCTAAATGGTTCAGAGTACAAGAAATGGACAGGAACAGGCTTAATAGGTGATGTGGTAGGATATAGACCACTAATTGCTATAGGCACACCACCAACAGGCGGAGGAACACTCTACGAGGATATAAACGTACTCACAGGGGCTAAACATCAAACCTTTAATTCAACTGGTACAGCAACAGAATATACTATAGCTGAACAAAATGTTGGTTCTATAGATTTTGTTAAGGTTAACGGAGTTACTAAAGTTTTAGGTACTGATTATACACAAGATTTAGTTTTAGGCAAGGTTACTTTTACATTGTCTCCTATAGTTGGTCAAGATAATGTAGATATTGGCTGGACTAAAGGAACTGGACAACGTGATTTAATTTGTAAGAATAAAAAAACCTTAGTATTTGGTGGTCAATCAGATAGTAGAGTACACATATTCGGAAATACAGATAAAAAGAACTTTGAATACTTTTCAGCGCTAGCTAGTGGATTACCTTCTGCGGAATACTTCACAGAGTTTAATTATAATCAAGTTGGAAGTGATGAATATGCTATCACAGATATAGTTAAACAATATGATAGGGCTATTATATTTAAGGATAAAAATACGTGGTATATGTACTATGATGCAATTACAGATGTACTAGGAAATACTATAGCTAATTTTCCTGTATCTCCTCTAAATGGTGAAAAAGGGTGTGAAGCATTTGGACAAGCACAATTAATATTAAATAATCCTTTTAGTGTCTATAAAGGTGTATACGAATGGATTTCAACCAATGTTAGAGATGAAAGAAATGCTTTTTATAAGTCAGAGAGAGTACAACTAGAATTAAATATTTTAAACTTAACCAATGCTATTACATTTGACTATGAAAAAGAGGGCGAATATTGGCTTTGTGTAGGCTCAACAGTTTATATTTATTCTTATCGTTATGATGTATGGTATAAGTTTATTCTAAATGATATACCAACTTGTTTTATAGAGATTGAAGGAAGTATTTACTTTGGTACTACAAGTGGTCAGATAATGAAATTTGGAGTATATGGTGAACAACTTACTGACAATGGTAATGTAATAGATTCAAGAATAGAAACAGGATTCTTAGACTTTGGAGAAAACTCAAGGAGAAAGTTTCTTAATTTTGCTTGGGTAGGATTACAGCCCGAAAGTCGTTCAGTATGCTTTGTGGAGTGGCAGAGTGATTATTCAGCTTCAAGCGGTGTAGACATGATAAGTTACAATTTAATGGATTTTTCTAAAATAGATTTTTCGGATTTTAGCTTTGAAGTTAATTATAATCCGCAACCTTTTCGTCTCAAATTAAAAGCAAAAAAGTTTTCTTACTTCAAATTAGTTTTAACCAATGATAGCTCAACAGATGCAATGACTATTTTATCAGTAAATCTACCAGCTTTAATTGGCGGTATGAGTAAATAAAAGGAGATGATAAAATGCCACTAACAAAGTTTTTAGGTGCAACTGATACAATACAAAGCTTACCTAATAAACCTAACCAAGATGGAGGATTTACACCAGCACAATTAAAATTAAAATTTGACCAGCACGCAATAGATAATGAAACATATTTAAATGAGGTTTTAACTGCTGAACTAGATGCTTTAGATACTGAAAACGTTAAAAAAACAGGTGACCAAACTATAGAAGGGATAAAAACATTTACTTCAAGTCCTATAGTTCCTGCACCTACAACAGATATGCAATCCGCTACTAAAAAGTATGTAGATAATAAAGACACAGTTAGAAAAACATATGTAGATGATAATTTTACAACTAAAAATGAAATATCAACTAATAGAAAGCTATCAGCTACTGGAGATTTCACAGGAACTATAAACGGATTACAACCTATACAAGTTGATCCTTATGTTAGTGCTAAAGTTGCAGAGCATACGACACAATTGGATGATTATACGACACATAAAATAGATTTAGTTACAGATGCTGATGGAGTGCATGGATTAAAAATAGAAGAAGGAACCTTTACACCATTTATAACGGGTTCTGGAGGTGCTGGAACTTTTTCTCCCGTATATTCAGCACAAGTTGGATATTACACTATTCAAAACAAGATTGTTACTTTTAAATTAATCGTGAGACTAACTTCTTATACAGGTGCTATTTCTTCAAGTTTTAGAATTGGCGGACTTCCTTTTGTAGCAATTAGTGATGGGTTAAATGTGTCTTTGACCATAGGATCTTTAGAATATTTCGATATGGACACGACCGCAAAATTTGTAACTGCTGTTACGGCTGCTGGTTCAGCAACTATAGCATTAAACCAAATGACAGATAATGGAGCATATATTGGAACTGCAAGTATATCACCAATAGGCCAAACATTCTCAATTACATTATCTGGCCAATATAAAATAGCATAGGAGTGGTTTAAATGGAAGAAAAAATAATTTTAGATATGTTAACACAAAATAGCGTAAGCATTAAAAAACAGAATTATATTATAATGAATGGTATAGAATATTTAATCGGAGAACCGTGGCGAAAGGCTTATGTTAATAGTATTAATGGTAGAGAAGAACTTAAAGCAGAATTAACAGAACCTTATCTTAGTGTTGTAATACTAATGTGGGGAAATAATCCAACAATAAATGAAGAATAATAACTTTAAGCTGTAAAGCAAGTAATTCTATTGAAAATATAACTAATATATGATATATTTGGGACAATTGGAGGTGATTAGATGGTAAAAGCTGTATCAATTATACTAATAATATTAAACGTATCTTTATTATCACAAAAGCCAACAAGTGAAGTAAATACAAATTATACTTATATAAGTGCACCTACAGGGTTTGACTTTCCAATAGATATTGGAGTTGTAAAAGCGGATAATAATTATACACTAAATAAAGATATAGATTATTTTATAAAGGATATAAACAACACAATTTATTTAGAAAATAAAACTTATAACTTAAAAGATTTAAATATAACAACAGGTACTAAATATATTGGTGACAACACTACTATTATTACTAATGATTATTATATTACTAATTTAAATGGTAATTTATATTTTGAAAACATAACATTTGATGGTGGTGTAATGGTATATAATTCTACTGAAAATAAAACATCATTTATAGGGAAAAATCTAAAATTTATTAATTCCGTTGGGAATGGTTTTGCATCTAGAGGAAATGTTTTTTCATATTTAGAAAATTGCATAGCAGAAAACAATTTATATGATGGTTTTAATTATCATGGGGTGAACTCTTATAGTCCTTATGGTATAGAAAATAACTGTATAGGTAGATTTAATGGTGGGAACACAAGTGGCTTAATTAATGCTAACAATGGTTCTACATTACACGAAGATTGTAAACTAATAAGAATTGGATGTGAATACTATAATAATGTAGGTAATAATGTACATGATATAAACAATTCTAAATCATGGAATATAAATTGCATTAGCTATGATAGTGATGCTAAAGATTCAAATTTCAATGGCGATTTCACAGTATGGGATAATGCTATAATGTGGAACCTAAGCTGTAAAA